CAGTCACTGTACATCGCTCAAGAAACAAGGAACAACTCGGTTGATCCTAACAATGCATCATTTCTGGATGATGTCAACTTCAATAACCACAAGGGTATCAACCTTGCCACACCTGCCGCTAGCACTGATGCTGCAAACAAAGGGTACGTTGATGGTCTGATCTCTACTGGAGCAGCAAACGCGGCTGCAGCTGCTGCTAGTGCTTCTGCGGCGGCTGGATCTGCTAGCTCTGCTGCTGCCTCCTACGACGCCTTTGATGATCGGTACCTTGGTTCTAAGACCACCGATCCGGCTCTGGACAACGATGGCAACGCCCTGATCACTGGTGCCATCTACTTCAACAGCACCTCCAACGTTATGCGCGTTTGGAACGGTGCTACGTGGCAAGACTCCTCAGCCAATGCCAACGTGCTTCGTTGGAGGAAGACTGCCGTTGGTGGTGAGACCAGCCTAAGTGGTGCGGATGACAACGCTGCCACCCTGACCTATACCGTTAACCTTGAGTTTGTCTATCTCAACGGTGTTCTTCTGACCCGTGGTGTGGACTACACCGCCAGCAATGGGACCAGCATTACTGGACTTGTTGCGCTTGAAGCCGGTGACGTCGTTGAAGTTCTGAGTTACAGCTCGTTCAGCCTGGTCAATGTACCGGGTTCGACGATTCAGGATGGGACGATTACAACCAATAAGATTGCCAACGGCACAATCCTTAATGAGGATGTTAATGCGTCTGCTGGTATTGTTGCCACCAAACTTTCGTTTACGCAGGCGGGTACTGGTGCTGTTGCTCGGACGATTGACAGCAAGTTAAAGGATGTTGTCAGCGTCAAAGATTTCGGCGCTGTTGGGGACGGGGTTGCGGATGATACGGCTGCTATTCAAGCTGCATTGACAGCCGCTGTGGGAAACACACTATTCATTCCTAAGCCCACCAGTAAATATATTTGTGGATCGCTGACAGTCCCCTCCAATATCTGCATTGAGTTTGAGTCTGGAACAGTAATTGAATCGAACGCTTCCTTGCTAACTGGAACCAAAAAGCTGCTTAACATTGCTGGCAGCAATGTGCATATTGTTGGTTTTGGTGCGACGCTTCAAATGGTTAAGGCTGGATTCTCCAGTGAGCATAATCATGGAGTAAGCATTATTGCGGCTTCAGGCCAAATTGTTATTGAAGGCCTGGCAAGTAATGATTCTGGAGGTGATGGCTTCTATGTTAATGCACCCCTTGCGGCAGTAACCTTTAGAGACTGCCGTGCCAATAACAACAGGCGGCAAGGTCTATCAATTATTCAATGCAAGTCATTTGCAGACTATAGCGGAACTTATACTGGAACCACTGGTACAGCTCCTTCTGCTGGGGTAGATATTGAACCAAACTCCCCTACCGATGTTCTCGGGCCAATCCGCCTGTACGGCACCGTTGTGTCTGGAAATGATGGGCCAGGAATTGAAATCTTCTTAAGTGCTTGGCAGGCCGTAACAAACTATGCTGATATAAAAATTGTCGGACCTTACACAAAAAATAATGGCGTTGTGACAATTGGTGGACGGTTTAGGCCTGGAATTGATATTAACCGCATCACGTCTACTACGCCCTGCAAAGGCAGAATTCAAATTATAGACCCGGTTTGCGAGGATGAAAACAGGGCTGGTATACACTTCTACGATTGGGATGTCAATGGCCCTGTTGTTGAAATTATTCGCCCGACGGTAATCAATCCAAATCAGGCTAACGGCAACAGCAGTATTGTTAATGGTGGCATTATCTTTTATAATTCAGGATCACACACAGCTAGCGCAGGGAACATCTTCGTAAGCGATCCGGTTGTGTTGGATAATGATGGTCTACTAAATTCAAACCTTTTGGCACCATTTAGATTCAGCGGTGTAGTGGCCCTGAATATTGAAAACCCTGCTTTTGCTTATGCTGGATCCAACCCCTGGTCTGCTGATGTAAACTCAACACCAGCAATATCTGCCAAAAAAGAATTACTAGTTGCCTTTTCTAATAATCTAACAATGACGGACTGGCGCTATGTTGGTCGAGTTGTGACAAACGACGGCGCAACTGGAACAGTTACAAGAACTTTGCCGCTGGCAAAAGTTGGAATTGTTCTTAAGTTTACCTTGATGGAATCATTTGCTGTACGCATTTATCCAAACGCTGCGGATAGAATTGTTCCAACCGGCAGTGCTGCAGCAAAATATATCGAAGCTAGTGTGAGGGGTGCAAGTGTAACACTTCGCTGCAGAGAGGCGGGGTTCTGGGATATGGAGAATGTATCAGGTACTTGGACAAGCGAACCTTGAGTTTGCTAAATACACTACTTCCTATAACTACTGTTAAATAACCTATAGCTAAATCACGCAACATCTTTGCAATATTAAACCATGCTTACCATTCTTGGCCTCAAAGTCTCCTACGAGACCCTCCTTTTCTTTGTGCTGTTTATTGCTTCCGAAGTGATCGGCAACAGCAAGCTCAAGGAAAACAGCGTTTTTGCTTTCATCCAAAATGCGGCCGGCTATCTTAAGCCACTTCGTCGTGAAGACGACAAGATCCAAAAGATCAAAGACGTTCTGAAGGGCTGATCCATGACAGTACTGCCCGTAAAGCAGTACTACCTTCAAACTGACAGTCAAACCCGTCATAGCTACAGGATGTGCTTCTCTAGCACCTGTGCTATGGCGGTTAAATACCTACTGCCAGACGCGCTCAAAGGTAGTAATGCTGACGATACCTATCTTCAGACTGTCCTTAAATACGGTGATACAACCGAAGCCAGTGCTCAAATCAAAGCATGCCGTGACTTCGGTGTCCTCGCCACCTTTTATCAGAACGGATCACGAGCATCTCTTCAGTATGAACTCCAAACCGGTCATCCCGTAGCCACTGGCATCCTTCACCATGGTCACGTAACAGCACCAAGTGGTGGTGGTCATTGGATGTTGTGCATCGGAGACGTTGGTCAATACGGTGTTTTCCATGACCCATACGGTGAGCTAGACAACATCAACGGTGGTTATGTCCGTGTCGGTTCTGGTGGCATGAATGTTCAATATTCCTGGCGAAACTGGTTGCCACGCTGGGAAGCTGACGGCCCCCGAACCGGATGGTTCATGACATTCCGAAAAATCGATGATTGAAGCCATCATTACAGGAGTCACCTCACTCTTTATCGGTGTTGGTGGTGGAGTTCTTGCTGTCCATTCCCGTTCATCTTCTCGCATGGATCAGATTGACAAACGTATTGACGGTGTTGAGATCCGTCTTGCTGAGAAGTATGTACCGCGTCAAGAACTCGCCAATGCCCTTCAGAAGATGGAGGACCACATGATAAGGATCGAAACTAAACTAGATCAAATCGTATTACGAAATGGCTAACACAAAGAAAGCCACAGAAGACCAGTTCAACGAACTCCACCGGCTTGTCACTGAGGAGTACCTCCGTCGCATCAAAAGCGGAGAAGCAACTACTCAAGACCTCAAGGCCATGTGTGATTGGTTGAAGAACAATGATATCAACGGCATTGCTGTTGAAGGTTCACCTCTTGATCAACTTGCAACCATCCTTCCCAAGGTTGATCCAGAACTAGTTCGGAGTCGTATGAATGGCACGAGACTGGAAAGCCGAGTATAGAGCTCGCGCTGAATACCTCAAGGCATATCGGCGTAAGAACAAAGATAAAGACGCCGCTCGTGCAAGAGCAAGACGTTCAATGGGCAACATTCCCGCTGGTCATGAAGTCGACCACGTTGATGGTAACCCAATGAACAACGCGAAGGACAACCTTCGCATCATCCCTCGTAAAGCTAATCGTGCAAAGGGAGCACGAAAGACCAACGCAAAACGGTAGCCATGGCCCCTGCAATCAAGAAACGTCTAGTTAGTCAGCTTCAAGCTAAGGGGCATGACAAATCCAGTGCCTATGCCATCGCCCAATCAGCACTGCGTAAGTCAGGAAATGTCGATAGTCATGGCAATGCTACTGCCAAGGGTAAGCGTCGTGGGGCTATGACGCCTGCACAGCGTTCTAACGACCGTGCTGCCAAATACAACGGTGGTAAGCCATCTGACTATCGCTATAAGGCTTCCAATAATACGTCGCTGAAGATCAAAAAGGGTCGATGACTCCCCTGTTCCAAAACCTAATAACGATGACATCTCCTGAAGCTAAACGGCTCTGGAGAAGAGCCATTAAAGAACACTTTGGCTGTCAGTGTGTCTATTGCGGAGAATCTTATGACATTGATGAACTTACTCTCGACCATGTTCGTCCTCGCTGTCTTGGCGGCAGCTCCTACACCAACAATCTTGTGCCCAGTTGTAAATCCTGCAACCAGGCGAAGGGAACTCAAAACTGGCTCTCGTGGATGAGAACCACCTTCGGGTATAAGCCCGATAAAGAACAACTTATCTTATCTTGGATTAAATAATGGCCCCTCGTAATAAGGCTAAACGCCAACAAGGTTCCTTCCTGACTCGTGGCCGTCAGCAAGTGCAACGTCGCCAGCAACTTCGTCAGCAATCCTCGCGTCAGCTCCCGCCGCAGGGTGGCACCAGTGCAGGCTCTCCCAAAGCCACTGCTCAACGTGTGACTAAGGCTGTCACCGAACGGGCTCGCCTCGATGTGGCTCGGACCCGTGCCCTTGCCGACATGATGCAACGGAATGTCGACCGCAACGCTCGTGCAGAGGGTGTGCGTGAAGGATCCCGTATGACTTCTGGTCGGACTCGGTACGTTCCCCCTGGTGGTGAGAACGCTCGTGGTCCCCGACCTCTGCCGCCTGGTCAGCGTGGTGGTGACATGCGTCAACGGGGTGGCCCGCTGGCTACCACTCAGCGTGGGGGTGAAATGACCCAACGTGGGGGTGGTGTCACCCGCACCAACAACGGTGGTCCGGTGAATCCCGTTCAGGTGCGGGACATGGGGAACACCAACCGCCCCCGCATTAACCCTGGTAAGCCCGCAGCTCTGCCTGCCTCTCAGCGTCTCGCTGATGCCAAAGCAAAACAGGAAGCTGCTGCTCGTGGCAGCCAAGGCCCCAATCGTGTGGGTCAACCTGCTGGCTCTGCCAATCGCGTCTATGGAGCCAATCGGGTTAACGCTGCAGTAGCTCGTGCTCAGCGTCAATCCGCCACTTCTGCCGCTCTCCGTCGTGGCACTGTCGCTACCTCAATTGCTGGCGCACTACTGAACGCCCCCGAAGAAATTGCTAAGGCCCGTCGCCTGATGAGCGATCCAAAAGGTGCTGTGCGTGATGTTGCCAAGAATATGGGTATCACCATGTTTGACGGTCAGAAAGGTCAGTCTTCTGACGCCCGCTACCAAACTCAATTTCCTCAGGCTCGTCGCAATGCTGAGGTTCGTGTCAACCGCATCAAGGCTGGTATCCCTGATCCCAAGCCTCAGACCTCTACCCCGCAGCGTGGTTCTTCCACCTCTGCCTCTTCATCCCGTTCCTCTTCCAACTTGACGATCAGGGGTAGCTCAGCGTCTACTCGCTCTTCCTCCTCCCCGACGCCCAAGCCTCCCACCGAGCGTCGTGTCTCTGCCTCTACCGCTAACCGTGAATCCGGTAACTACGGCACTAGCGGTACGAACAACAAGCTGATCGATAGCTGGATGCGTGATCGGATGCGTCAACGGGAGTCTGCTGCCAATGAAGCAGCCATGACCGACGCTGAAAAGAGCAAGCTCGCTGAGATCAACAAGAAGAAGCAAGCTCAGAAGAAGTAAACCCTTCTAATTCCCCTCTATACGCCCCTACAGCATGCCTGTGGGGGCTTTTTAGTATCAATATCCTGTTAGATGTTGGAACGCCTCAGAGAGGCTTCTAGGGATCGATATTCCGTTTATCGTTGTCACTGTGGTAATACCAAAGAAATTCGCGATGACGCTGTCAAATCTGGGCAGCAGTCATGCGGGTGTCTTCGTGGTGCAAATCTGATTACCCATGGCAAAGGTAACACCCTCGAAGCCTATATGCTAGATCGCAGCAAAAGCCGAGCCAAGAAGAAAGGGTTCGAGCACAATATCACAATTGACGACATTCACATTCCTGATAAATGCCCTTTATTGGGAATTCCAATATTTCCAGGTCGAGGTGGTGTGTGCCCAAACTCACCTACCCTTGACCGCATTAACTCATCAAAGGGCTATATCAAAGGAAATGTATGGGTAATCTCCTACAAAGCTAATACCATAAAATCAAATGCCACGCCAGAAGAACTCGTCCTTATCGCCACAAGACTCGCTCAGTTTATTGCAGAGCGACTTTAAATACTTCCTTCAGGCTATCTGGGCTCAGCTCGACCTGCCGTCTCCTACCCGCGCTCAATACGCAATCGCTGATTACCTCCAGTACGGACCAAAGCGACTGATGGTGCAAGCATTCCGTGGCGTCGGGAAGAGCTGGATCACCGCTGCCTTTGTTCTTTGGACTCTTTTCAAAGATAACGACAAGAAGGTGATGGTAATAAGTGCTAGCAAAGAACGCGCGGACAACTTCAGCATCTTCTGTCAGAAGCTCATTATTGAAACTCCTTGGTTGCGTCACATGCAGCCCAAGTCTGATACAGCACGATGGTCTCGTATCAGCTTTGATATCAACTGTGCCCCTCACCAAGCACCCTCAGTTAAGAGTGTAGGTGTGACAGGTCAGCTAACAGGTAGCCGTGCTGACCTCATGATTCTCGATGACGTAGAGGTGCCAGGCAATAGCTTGACCGAAATGATGCGGGAGAAGCTCCTCCAACTCTGTACAGAAGCTGAGTCGATCCTCACCCCCAAGAAAGATTCACGCATCATGTACCTGGGTACACCCCAGACCACCTTCACCATCTACAGGAAACTCGCTGAACGCAACTACAGACCCTTTGTCTGGCCTGCACGCTACCCACGATCCCTGGCGAACTACGAGGGTCTCATCGCTCCCCAGCTCCAGGAAGACATTGATCAAGGAGCAGACCCTTGGACACCTACAGATCCTGATCGCTTCAAGGATGACGATCTGCTGGAACGGGAAGCAGCTATGGGACGGAGCAACTTCATGCTCCAGTTCATGCTCGATACCACCCTCAGTGACGCTGAGAAGTTCCCGCTGAAGTGTGCAGACCTTGTCATCACCTCAGTCAACCCCACCCAAGCCCCAGACAGCGTCATCTGGTGCTCAGACCCGAGGAACGTCCTCAAAGACCTGCCTACGGTCGGTCTCCCTGGTGACTACTTCTATTCCCCCATGCAGCTTCAAGGGGACTGGGGGCCTTACCAGGAGACCATCTGCTCCGTAGACCCCTCTGGTCGAGGTACAGATGAAACAGCAGCTACCTATATCTCTCAACGTAATGGCTTTCTCTACGTTCACGAAGTACGAGCGTATCGCGACGGTTATAGCGATAACACACTTCTTGACATCCTGCGTGGGTGTAAGCGGTACAATGTATCTAAACTCCTCATCGAAACTAACTTCGGTGATGGCATTGTCGCAGAGCTGTTCAAAAAGCATCTCCAGCAGACCAAACAAGCCATAGACGTAGAAGAAGTACGGGCTAACGTCCGTAAGGAAGACCGGATCATTGATGCCCTAGAGCCGGTCATGAACCAGCACCGCCTCATCATCGACAGAGGCGTCATCGAATGGGACTTCAAGTCCAATCCAGATGCTCCACCAGAAGAACGTGTGCTCTACATGCTCTTCTATCAGATGTCTCGTATGTGCCGTGAGAAAGGTGCTGTCAGACACGATGACAGATTGGACTCCCTAGCTCAGGGCGTGAAGTACTTCACCGATGCCATGGGCATCTCAGCTCAGGAGACAGTCAACCAACGCAAACGGGAAGACTGGCAAGACCTTCTCGACTCCTGGGTAGACGATCCTCAGTCAGCAGCTAACCACCTCGTCATGGGTCTAGACCTGGAACAGAGACGGAAAGCTAGAGGGGTAACCAGTAAGAGAGCTACCAAGTGGGTCTCACTGTAAGACACTAGTTGTAGCAACTGAGTTGACCGATGGCGCATTAAAACAGGGAGGGGGAAGAAATGGGGAAGCGTCTCTCACTGACGTGAGACCCACTTCCCCTCTCTTTAATGTCCGCTGGATGGACATTCTGTGAGTACTGACACAAAAGACACACAGGGCTAGTTCTTTATTGTCCTAAGCGAGCGTAAGCGAGCGTGTGATTGGACAATTCTAACTAACTACTTCTTCTTGCTCACTTGGGGGTTAGAGGAGACTGGATCAAGATCATCCCTGATGTCCCCATAATGGACATCCCTGATGATACAGATCCCTTTCTTTAGCCAAAAATTCTAGGTACTACTTACTAATGCACTCCGCATCCCTCATCCACATCACACCTAAGGCAGAGGAACTCATTGCTTATATGGCAAGAGTCTCTAACCCATCTAACCAATCAAACACTGAGACCAGTGCTAAGCTAATTAAGTATCTCATTGACCATCATCATTGGTCGCCCTTTGAGATGGTAAACATGTGTGTGGAGATTGAAACGACTAGAAGTATCGCTACTCAGATCCTTAGGCATCGGAGCTTTAGCTTTCAGGAGTTCAGTCAACGGTATGCTGATGTCACTACTATCGGTAGTCCTGTTGTTCCCTCCCTTAGGCGTCAAGATCTGAAGAATAGGCAGAACTCCATCGATGATCTACCGACTGAGAAGAAGGAAGTGTATTACCGGCGTATACACCAGCTCTTTGCTGAGTCTGAGGACTTGTATCGGGAGATGGTGTCGAGTGGTGTAGCGAAGGAATGTGCTAGGGATGTGTTACCGATGGCGTCTCCTTCCCGTCTCTATATGAATGGGACGATTAGGTCTTGGTTGCATTACTGTGATCTACGAACGGATCATGGAACACAAAGAGAGCATGCACAGATTGCTGGTCAGGTTCAAGACCTTCTCTATGAGCATGTTCCGAATGTGTGTAGTGCTATGTGGGATAAACACCTCTGAGAGGTAGCTAGAAGGCTCTAGAAGGTGGGTGTAAGGGATGCTTAGTGTCTTTGTACATTTAGCTCCTTACACCCGTCTTCCTGAGGCTTAAAGATGGGTCTCTAAAATATGTGCAACTAAGTTGCTCATGCTCCTACCTTCTTCGTTGCTTCTGTAAATAAGTGCTTGATAGGTTGTCCACGGTATTGTTGCAGAAACCCGTGTTGGTTTCCTGGTTATATACCGTGACAATTCATGCACGTTGTTTGAGGGTGACAAGAATTCGTTCATCAGCTCAATCCCAGGTTGAGTTGGTCACGGGTCAGGGTGTTACCGCACCGCTGGCCCACCCAAAGATATCAGAATCGATAAATATTTGGCGAAAATTTCTGAAGTCACTACTAACGCCCGCCCAGGGCCGCAACCCCCCGTGTACCCCCTCTCTTTTGCCTGTATTTGGCCGCGCTAGTTAGGGTATCTAGTAGAGCTGACTAGGTTTCTGGGTCTGGAGGGTGTCCATCTATAGGCGTGTTGCGTTATTGAGAACGCTTCTCAACAAGAC